TGTGCAGGATTCAAGTATGACTGGGGATTCGCTGACACCAAGGAAAGCGTGGCACAAGGTGACCATGTGGAGGACTGGCACACGGGCAGATTTGTCGTGGATGAGACTTCGTTGTTGTATGTCATGGGAACTAAGATCGACTGGATCGAGGAAACATTTGGATCACAGTTTGAGATATCAAATCCCAACTCAACTTCCGCATGCGGTTGTGGAGAATCATTCGGGGTGTAATGGACACTGCTTTCTTAATAGGTAACGGTGAGTCAAGAAACATATTTCCAATAGAAAATTTAAAAGACAAAGGCGTGATATACGGATGTAACGCCATATACAGGGATCATCCCATGTTGTGTGATCACATAGTGGCAGTCAATCAACCCATGTACGATGAACTGGCCAAGTGGCACAACAACGGCAAGGAGTCTCCGAAAATACACGGTCCACAAGACATCAGCAAATGGAACTACATCTGTGAAGGCGACCATTTACACCACGTGCCCGAGGGTCTTAAGATCTACAGGGTGTGGCGTGGCGGAGACATCAAGAACGGTGGCAAGATCAAGACCAACGACTTCTCCAAGGCAAGGGGTTCTGGTTGCAGTGCAGTGTTGATGGCCGCGGAGTCGGGCATCAAGAACATAGTGATCATGGCGTTCGACATAATGGGTGCCCAGCAGTGGGAGATGGACACACCCAGCAGGATACAAAACAACATATACAAGAATTCAATCAACTACCCAGACAGGGCCAGCATGAAGGCATATCTGAAATATGAATGGATGTACCAACTGAGGCAAACATTCCGCAAGTTTCCCGGAACTAATTTTTATTTTATAAATCGCAAGGAATATCTTGATGGCAATCCTTTCCTCAGATGGTACTTCGACCAGCCCAACATCAAGTGTGGCATCTACGCCGACCTACAGAGATGGATCACGGGATCACGTGCCGACATCAAATGGAAAACACTATAAAGTCTTAGTGCTACTTGCGTCAAGTTTATAGACATTACGCATTTTCACACCCACGCTCTGTGCGAACTTCTTGGAATCACATTTATTACACACGTGTTTGTAGTCATTTGAGGCACGATCTGGATCGACCTTGCTCTTGGGCCTCATGAATGTCTCTGAACAGGCATCACACTTGAACACATAGATCAGGTTCTTCCTGTGGTAGTTGTGCATGGTACCCAGTTTGCTCTCCCTCTTGTACAACTTCATCGTCTTTAGGGTTTCTATGAACATATCTGTATTTAATAAATATGGGTAACACACCATGGCACGATTAACGATAGACACAGGAACACTGGGAAATCCAGCAACAGGCGATTCGTTACGTACGGCCATGACGAAGGCCAACACCAATTTCGCAGAACTTTACACTGATCTAGCCGCCACAACATCATCAAATGGGAACCTTACAAATGCAGATACCAACGGTGATGTGAAAATATTTGCAAATGGAACAGGTATTATTGAGATCGATAGGTTATCAATAAACAACACAGCAATAACTTCACTAGATACTAATGCAGACATCACACTGACCCCCAACGGCACGGGAAATGTCGTGCTGGGCAACTTCACTCTAAATGCAGATCAATCTGTGGGATCAGGCCAAGACAACTATGTGATGACTTATGATCACAGCACACAGACAATAGGTCTAGAGGCCTCGGCAGGTGGAGCCTCAGGTATCACATTCACAGGTGATGATTCCGCTGGCATCGCCATAGCAGACGGCGGACAACTTTACATACAAGGCGGCACGGGCATTACCACTTCTGCCAACTCGGATGGCACGATCACGATCACGGCATCAGGTGGATCTGGGCTCCAGTCAAGGACCACCAAGGCAGGATCCGCATCAATACAGGATGGCAGTACCACGGACATAGACATCACGGGATTCATCGGCTACGCTCTCTACAAGGTACAGACATCACACGCGGCAAGGGTCATAGTGTACACCAGTAACCAGGACAGGGACGCAGATGCCTCAAGGGCGGAAGGTGTTGACCCAACCGCTGACGCAGGCGTGATAGCGGAAGTGATCACAACGGGTGCTGAAACGGTGTTGATATCACCTGGCGCCATCGGATACAATGATGATTCCACTGTGACCACCAACATACCAATCAAGGTCACCAACAAGATCGGTGACTCGGCATCCACATCAATCACGGTCACACTACATCTCGTACAACTGGAGTCTTAAGGTGGAACTGTTTCAGGTCACACTTAAGAAGGGCGAGGACTCAAAGGCGTTCTACGATGACATGGAAACACCAGGTGGTGCTTTACACATTCCAGATAGACAGATTGAATGCACTCACAGACGACCAACTTCAAGAACCACAGGCTATATGCTCACAATGGAAGAAGCACAAGAAGTAGCCGATGACGACAGAGTAGAAGTAGTTGTACCACAGAGTGTTTTGGACAGAATCGTAGATAAACCAGCAAGTACTTTCACTGGTAGATTTGACAAAGGTGTCCCAAGCGGCACGGCGGCATTCACAAAAGCAAATGGCACAACAGGAATCAGGTATACTGTTGACCATAGAAATTGGGGTATACCAAGACACATTGAAACCACAAATAGAACCAATTGGTCATCAACAGCCGCAAGTCTAACAGACAGGTATGTTGATGATAGTGTAACATATTCAGCAAGTGGTAAAAATGTAGACATTGTTATTGTTGAAGTAGACACATTTAGCGACCACGCAGATTATTCAAGTAGAGTAGTAGACTATAACTGGGGTCAACACTACAACACAATTACCGGTGGAACAAACTACACATACAGCAACGCAGACGCTCGTGACAACTATTCAGCAGAAGATAATCATCCCACGGCAGTCACAAGTTATGCGGCAGGCACACTATATGGACTTGCTAACGATGCCAACATCTATATGTTTGACAAAGTTTACGAACGCTCAAAGTCAGGCGGTGGCAGTACAGATAGAACCTTTGCCTACATCAGAGAGTTCCACAGAACCAAAGCAGTGAATCCAGCAACAGGCAGGAAGAATCCTACCATTGTGAATGTGAGTTTGGGGACAGAAAATTTGATAGGTGGCGGTGCCGCTTTAATCCACTTCCAGGGTGTAACTTTAGACAACGGCACAGGCAATGATCTATCAGAAGCAGAACTAACAGCAAGAGGCATTGGCCCAGGTGACAAAGACTGGACCAGCGATCAAACTTTTACTGTAAATGCTCCAGCACCTGATAGTGATCAGCAAGATGCTATAACAGAAGGTATCATTGTGGTATCGTCAGGCGGCAACGACAACAGATACATTGATTTGCCTGGTGGCGACAACTGGGACAACTACATTGTTAGTGAAGCCGCTTATGCAAACCGGAACTACTTCTTTGGAGGTTATTATCCATTCAGAGATTATTACCATCGTGGCGACACCTATTCATTCAACGGTGCTATCAGTGTAGGTGCGTTAGGCACTAAAGCAGATAACGGCAAAGCAGACTTTAGCAATTGGGGTCCTGGTGTAGATGTATATGCCGCAGGTGTTGGTGTCTTTGGAGCAGGAGAGTCAGGTGCCATTGCTTTTGGTGTTCCGTATCCAGGACAGGAAGCAAATACACCAAACTGGGACACAGTACAGTCTGGATCAGGAACAAGTTATAGTGCGCCGTTCGTAACAGGTATGTTGGCTTGTTTGGCAGGAATATATCCTACGCTCACACAGTCACAGGCAAGAACATATTTACAAAACAATGCTGTCACAGGATTAATGGCAGACACAGCAGGAGGCATAACTGCAACCACCGACACAAGAGTGAGCATAGACGGTTCAGACATTGATAGGATTGCACTGTGGAAGAATCATAGAGCAACATCAGGCAACATGGCGTTCAACACATATAATAAAGACGTGAACACCAAGCCCACAACTGGCGCAATTTATCCTAGGACCAGGATCAGACGTCGAGGATAACCATAAATACCATTAAATTATGGCGAGAATTAACATAGACATAGGAACACTGGGCAATCCGGCCACGGGCGATACTTTACGTACGGCCATGATCAAGATCAACAACAATTTCACCGAAGTTTACTCGTTGGTCAGGGACGGTTCTTCTGGACTGATAGCCACCGACGTAACGAACGGTGACCTGAAATTACAGGCCAACGGAACAGGTAACATAGAGATAGACCAACTATCAATAAATGGTGACTCAATCACTTCGATAGCCACAAACGGTTCAGTGGACATCACTGGCAATGGCACGGGTGGCGTGAACATTGAAGCACTGAGTTTCAATGGGACAAGTATTTCAAGCACAGACAGTTCAAGGATCAACCTGAACGAGAACGTGACAGTGGACGGTGACCTTGTCGTGACAGGAACATTCACAATAAGCACAATGGACGCAGATTCAACAACAGTTTCAAACTTGGAAGTGGACAACTTCAAGGCGAGTGCAATAATCACAGTGGCGGAATCGCTGGCATCAAATGATTCAGACACAGCACTCGTGACAGCAGGTGCTGTTATTGACTACGTGGATGCACAGGATGCCAACATAGCCAGTGACACCCTAACTTTCACAAACAAGACCATTGATGCCAATGCAACAGGTAATAATATTTCGAACATTGACATAGGCAACATGACGGCCGCAGTTGTTGTAACGGAATCAGAGGGCATTGGATCAAATGACAATGACACAACAATTCCAACAAGTGCCGCAGTAAAAGATTACGTTGACAACAACGCAGGTGGTGGTTCAACAGGTGACATCACGTTCACAGGTTCAACAATATCAGCACCATCAAACGCAGACCTTACACTAAACGCGGGTGGAACAGGAAGCGTTGACATCGACGGAATACAGATAAAAGGCACAAGCATTTCGTCTACGGATTCAACACAGATCAACATCAACGAGAACGTCAGCATCGACGGAACACTAACAGTCGGCGGAGCATCGTTGAGTGGAACACTCAACACAGCAGGTAACACAGGCACAGGCAGTGTGGCACTTGCTTCACAGAGCCTACAGGTCACAGGAACAACCAACGAGATCAACATTGAAGCGGCGGCGTTTGCCTTGACTGCAAGTTTGGCTGACAACATATCAGGCATAGTGAGTGTGACTGCTTCCAGTTTCCTTGCCAACGATGCAATAAAAATAATTGACAACAAGATCACAGGCACAAGATCAAATGAAAACGTAGAACTTGAAGCAAATGGAACAGGTGGTGTCATAGCACAAAGTCCATTCACGTTCAACGCAGGGTACATCGAGAAGATCAACACACTCACATCAAATTCGACCATCACGGTCAACTGTGCGACGGCCAGCGTACACAAGGTCACACTGGCAACATCAACACAATTCAACATCGCAAACCTACCAACAGGTGGAACGGTCACGTTAATCATCACACAGGATGGCACAGGTTCAAGGACGGCCACTTTCGGCACTGACGGTTCTTCGGCCGTGAAGTTCCCATCCAACAGTAGCACACTGTCAACAGGTGCCGCTGACATAGACGTTGTCACAATCATCAACGACGGAACCAACTTCCTGGGCAACATTGCCAAGGACTACAGGTCATCATAGGAGGACTATATGCCTCTTGGTATACACAGACACATCATCACAGTGGGCGGCAACTGGGATCCTTCAGACAGCGTCACCACAAGTTTTCACATCGACGCCGCAGACACATCAAGTTATTCACTCAGTGGTAGCAACGTTTCATCTATAACTGACAAGGCAGGCAATTTCTCAATCACTGTCAACGGCACACCCACTAGGGTCTCCAGTGCCCTCAACAGCCTCAATGTGTGGGACTTCAGCGGTTCGAGTGAGGACTTCACCACGTCGGACGAACAGAATGTCACGGATGGTTCAGGCAACCACTGGGCCATAGGTGTGTTCCTGGCGGACACAGTCGATGACACGCAGGACAGTTTCTACAGTTTCGAGAACAACACAGTATCGTCAGGGAGCAAGAAGGACTACGCGGTCAGCGCCGGTAACTCCAGTGCGTTCAACGGTGAGTTGGACCTGGACGGATTGAGTTCCAACAGGATCTCATCAACCATAGGTAACCTCCAAGCATTCGACTCAGCGGTCACCCTTGACGCATTCCACATCGTGGGCACCATATTCAACAGCACCGGCAAC